AGAGAGAATGATCGTGAATCACTGCGACCTACGGGCCGCTCACGATCAGGTATTTTTTCTCATGCCCATGGGGGTGGGCTAGGCCATACTAGAGGAGTAAGGGAAGTGCAAAGAGAACACCTCTCCCTCTATTCCACTAGCTACCCTGGCCAAGGACGGACCCACTGACACCTCGCCAAAAGCCAGGCTCTAGCTAATCCTTTCACTCACCGAACCATGACCTACATCGTCACCTTCCTCATGCGCACCGGTCCCGCTCTCGAGGTCGAGGTCGAGGCCGACGACGCATACCGCGCCATACACTCAGTCTCCTTCCCTGAGGACGGCATCCGCGTCCTGTCCTGCTTCAGGAAGGAGGTGTGACCGTGAACCATGCGAACTAGGGGCCGCTCACGCTCACGATTTAATATAACAATTATTATATAATACTTGTAGCCGGGAAGGCAGTGCAGTGCAAGCTGGAGAGAGAGCTGTACAGTAGAGGCTGAAGACAAGGCCACCCTTGCTGCATGTACAGGGCACATGTGTTGCGAGTCAAGAGCGAGGGAAGCGCATGTGTCACAATCCTTAACCCCTCCCCCACCCCGCTCAGGATTTTGCGAGTGTCAGACCGTCCCCTTTCAGAATCTGCAGGGAAAACCGGTACTCATTCCTGTTTCACATTTCTACGGGACGGTAAACTGAAATTAGAAACGGAGTTACTATGGACTGCATGTGCTGTGGTAAGGAATTAACAGGCAGGCAGCGCAAGTTCTGTACCGACAAGTGTAGTTACACTTATGGTAACCGTCTCAAGGCCAAGGCCAGGGCTGACGCGCTGGGGGTCCCCGTTGGGCACAAGCCATGTGCAACATGCGGGGCCTTGTTTGAGTACAGTCATAATGGCATTAAGTTTTGCTCAACACAATGCAGGCTTGCGCGAAAGCAGAAGTACGCTGAGCAAGCTCAGAGCAAGGACTACAATGCCTCCCTCAGGGCTAAGAGGTATGGAATAACCCTAGAGCAGCTGGAAGCGCTTGAGGAGGCTTGCAACCACCAGTGTCAGATCTGTGGCATGCATGAAAAAGACGCCCCCAAGGGGCGCCTGCATGTAGACCATTGCCATGAGACTGGGCAGGTCAGAGGATTGCTGTGCTGCAACTGCAACCAGGGGCTTGGCAAGTTCCAAGACAAGGTGGCACTTCTAAATCGGGCCTCTGAATACCTGGCTCAGAAAATGTGAAACCAAATCCGGTACCAGTTCACTCTGTGAAGGCCTCGTGCAGGATGATGCCAACCCAGCCAACGGTAAAGAGGACTACTAGGACGGTAAGGAGGATGTCTGCCCAACAGGTGAGGTGTGGGTGAGCAGGTAGGTGGCCAAAGGCCGCCAGAAGGGCCCTAGAGGTCATGTGAGTCCTCCTGTGGTAAGTTGCTTTGCTCTTGATACTTCATCTCGGGGTGAGTTAGGTCGTAGAGAGTATGCCCGGCGTAATAGAAGATTGCGCCAAGGGCGGACCAGCCGAAAAGAGCGACTGGGAGGATGAGATCAAGACTGGAGGATGGCATCTCGGAAGAGGTGATGCGACTGCCCTTCCAGGCTACTTGTTTTTGATTATTCCCTGAGTGATATATTGGGGATCATACAAAGTCTTTGGGATCACCTTCTGGTCAGCTTTTCCTGACGGCAAGTTTAAGCCAAGCCCTTCAACCAATCCCTTTCTGTAGGAGTCAGCAGGTAGATGGTCCTGATCATCAGGGTTTTCGCCTGCTGTTCTGTCATTTTCTGGTAAAACTGTGCCAGCAGTTGGCGAGTAGCGTCTTCTTGGCCGCAGCGTACTGCTAACATGAGTGCCAGGGCGTCGCGAAGCATTAGTTTGGACTGTCTTGCATCCATTCTAATAGCCTGGAACCCTTTGTGGACGCAGTAGAGTACCAATCATGGCTCTATGGCCCAATACAGTTCCAAGCGCCTTGCTACGGCCGCCAGGTGAGCCTCCAGTTCGGTGTCATACGTTCCGACATAGACGTACTTGCCGCTTACGGGCATCGTAAAATGCGCTTCCCACCTGCCGGATTTGCGTTGTCTAGCGTATTTACCACGGCCAGATACTTTGTTGGAGTTGTTTTCCGAGCAGGTTCTGGCGATCAAATTGCTTGGATGGTTGTTGTCCCTGTTTCTGTCGGCGTGATCGACGTGAAGGTCTTGATTGACGCTACCATGCGTCAGCACATAGATTACTCTATGGACCTTCCAGGTCTTGCCCTTGAGCTGTAGGCGCCAGTACCCGTCGGGACCCTTTCCGCCCGCTTCCAGGCCATTCTGTTGTCTTATGTTAGGGCTTTTCTTCCACCTCAGCAGGGTCGAGCTGGTCTGGTCGTACTCAAGGTACTCATCAAAAAGGTCAAATGGATAAGGACGGGCTCTCATGGGAACACTAATCTAGCCTTTAGTATAGCAGGTCATGGCCCTAGACGTCAGCGGTAATTGGGAAAGTGGCGACGACCTACGCCTTGTCGAGGCTCTGATGCTTCCTTTCGGGTCCTACACGTTGCAGTGCACCCAGGATTGCTGCAATCAGCTTGAGGAGATGAGCCCCGAGGCCGTTTTGAAGGTCAAAGCGCTGCTTGACGAGTACGAGGCTGCAAAAGCTATCGAGTCTACTGCGAATCTGGCTGATACAGAGGGTAAAACCCTCATCAAAGCGGATATTTTGGAATGGTCCCCCAACGGAGCAGGTCAAGCCAGCGGTCCTCAGCAAGAAATGGCTCGGACTCAGGCCGAACTCAAGAATTACTTCGCATTCTGCAGCTGCATGGGCAGCTTCGTAGGTGGTTCTGCCTACACAACGCCCCTGATCCGTTCCTGATCCGGTACACTGGTAAGAAGTTCGGGGGAAATCCCATGCAACATCCTGAAGTAGGTGGCCCTTTGGGCGACATCCTGGCTCAATTCAGCGATCTGGAGCTGGTTGACGTCTGGTGCAATGGCTGCGGCGAGTTCCGTAAGATGAACTCCGTGTTTGCCAAGTATCTGGACGGTGAGATCGGGCTCTGCTCTCACTGTAATCCCAGGATGCAGAAAGCCAAGCGGACCCTGGGTCTGTAAGCTGGGTAGCAGTTGCCCTGTGCCGAGTGTATAAAAAGGAACATCCCCTGTACGACACGTGGAAAGCCATGCGCCAGCGGTGTAGAAACCCGAGGTGCGCGGCTTATCCTAATTACGGAGGCAGGGGGATATATGTAACTGCGGAATGGGATGACTTCTGGGTGTTCGTAGCTGACATGGGGGATCGCCCCGAGGGTCACAGTATAGACAGAATCGACAACGACGGCCCCTATGCTCCGTGGAACTGTCGCTGGGCTGATCGATCTACGCAAAACAATAATACCCGCCCAACTCACTACCTACCCAGGATCTATGAATCCAGCAGGGGCTGGACCTTAAAGATAAAGGAAAAAACCGTGCAAGTGTTTAAGGATGAGCAGTCTGCGGTAGCCGCGCTCAAGATTCTATTGCAGACTGGTGTAACGATTCACCGAAAGGGATGCGTCTCAAAAGTTGGCAACCTCTGGACACTACGCCAGAAAAAAGAGTATTTGGGGTCCTGGAAGACCAGGGAAGATGCGCTTGCTGCGCAATCAATGCTTACCGAGATCAAGGACTGGCAGCATTTGCTTTGCTCCTGCGCCAAGTGCAAGGGGCTGAAGTTGAAGAGCTGAGCGTCGAAGACGCGAAAAGCGACCGGCGGAGCCGGAAGCTGGGGGCGCGGCATCCTATTGTGACTGCAGGACCCGCCCATGGCTTCCCCACTCCTCCCATATGCCAACGCTAAAGTCCTGGTAACTGCCGAGGGAGCTGTTTCCCTTGTAGGTGGCAGGTTCCAAGCTGCAGCTGGACAGAAATACTATTTGAACTGCTTCATGAAGCGGGCGCAGTACTCTGGCGTGAGTTCTGGCTCCAAGAGACTGCCCCTGGAAAGTCAACTGGACGGGGAAATGCTGCCAGGTGCCTCTGGTGACAGCTTTTACTACCGTGGCTACGCCCTGCAGGCCGCTCCGGTGGCTGCCGACTTTGAACTTGGCGACGACGACTCTGGCGTCACCTGGACTGACGTGCAGACCCAGAAGGCCTACCTTTTGCCTGGTACCGTGGTGGAGTTCCAGTTTGGGACGGAAGCGCCCATGACGGGGCGTATAGAGCGCTCTAATGGCGTTTTTGGTGGCGAGGGTATCGATGAGATCCTGTACAGCGAAATTGGCGGCGTCGAGCTGCAAATTACAGGGGGCGAGATCCAGGGCTGATGGAAGATATTGCGCGAGACCTTAATAGAAAGGTTCACGAGGCCGCTAGGGCCGTCGGGGCTATCAAAATGCAAGCCTTGCTCAACCTCCCGGGAGAAGTTGAGATTGTTCCAAACCTCAAAGAAGTAAACAGCTCGGCCTCCGAACTAGAGCAGGCCACCAGAGAGGCGCGACAAGAGCTAGTCGTGATGCTGGACAGTGCTCTGACTGTTGCCCTAAGCAGTCCTGTCTGGGGCTGGAGCGATGGCTCTAGGGACATTGTGGACAGCGGAGCCCTGCGTGACAGCCAGTCGGTTGCTGTCATGGGTGAATCGATCGTCATCGACTACGGGGTTCCCTATGCGCGGTTTGTCCACGAGGGTGGCTATATTCAACCCTACGGTAATCCTAACGCTGAGCCAGTGTATGTACCGGGAAGGCCGTGGATTGACGCGGTTTTGTACGGCAATGGACCCGTGCCCGGCGTCAACCTTGACGAGGAGATCAGGCAGGCCATCCTCAGAAGGCTATAGGTAGACTAACGCGCTTTCAAGGTTAGTACATGGCCAAGCTGCCCTTTGTTGTTGAGCCCCGCCTGAAGCCGATCGTTGAACTGGTTGGCTCAGAAGATTCTGGCAAGATCGAAATTCAACGTCGAGGGTTTTTGTCTGCCGGCGAAAAGGCTTTTGTCTCTAACGGCACTCAAGACGACAGCGTTTCGGAGCTAATGCTTGGCTTGGTTCGCAAGGTTTGCTCGAAGTACAAGCTTGATATTAAAGACGCCTACGAGGTTACTGCTCAGGTGATTTCGGGAACCCCGGAGGATGAGCAGTTTGCCGAAGAAATTCGGCGGGAATTTAGTGACGAGGTTACCGCGGTTATCACTGCAGCCATTAACAGCTCTGCTCGCACCAGCTTCGTCAAGGCCTTCTGCCTGCTCCTGTACCGCGTCAACGCTGAGCTGACTGCAGAAGATGTCATGGAGGTACACCCGGACATCATAGAGGGCCTTGTGGCGCTATATGACGACGAGGAGATGAAGAGTGTTCAGCGCCTGGTAGATGCCCACGATGATGGCGCAGACGAGCAGGTTATTGAAGATATCGAAAAAAAGTAGGCGCGGGCGAAGTAGTCTACGACTTTGAACGCTACTATTGGGAGCTAAAAAGGTTGTTTCCAGGGGATCCCGAGTTCTCCCTTGACAGCTTTTACCAGCTCCCTTTCGAGTACGTGGTTCAAGCCTACTACCAAGCCCAGAAAATCTACCAGAAAGAGTTGCATGCGCATGAGAGGCCTATTGCGCTACAGAGTAGCTTAATCGCCAATGTAAACAGGGACTCCAAAAGGCAACGCAAGCCCTATAGCGCAGAGGACTTCTATCTTTACCAGCCACGTGACGAACAGGATCTGCCCGCCGGCAGGTGTGGCGCAGCGGCTTTGGCGCTTATTGAGCGGCGCTTGTTTCCCGGCTGGGCCTTATTCTGCTACAGGGAGCTTGCCAGTGGTGCTAGCAGCACTCCACCAGCCCTTCTGGCGTTTATTAGTGATACTGCGATACTACTGGCTCCCGTCAAGACCAGCGACGGCTACAAGGGTATGCTTATCGCTCAGGAGGCCGCAGGAGATTCCTGGCATCGATTCAAGTCGCCATGCGGAAGGATCGAGACCCTGTACGTTCCCAGGGTCCCAACGAAGGTGATGGCTCAGGATAATATCTCTCTCAGGCGGAAGTAGGCCAGTCTTCAAGCTCGAGGATCTGGGTGATGTAGTCCTCTACCTTCTTGGTGTCCTCTTCGTCATAGGGGCCGAACTCGTGCATTTCGCCAGACAGCCACTGGCGAATGCGCCACTCGCCGTAAATGCTGTAAAATGGCTGCATGCGGTACCAGGCAACCCATTCCTGGGACGACTTAGCATGGTTGCAGCTGGCGCAGGCGGGGATCACGTTAGTCGTGCGATCCTGGCCGCCACGGGACTTGGGGCGGACGTGGTCGATAGTCAGTTCGGTCAGGCTATCGTCGTCGATAGGAGGCTGGCCACAGTAAGCGCAGCGGTTATTCCAAGCATCTTTAATGGAATCCCGCCACTGCTGACGGGCCTCACGCCGTGTCAGAGCAGTCATGTTAAAAAGGTAGTCGGAGATCCGTTCGTACAGGGGAAGGTTGGGCCTGTGATAAGCCATCCGAATTACCAATTAGTAACAACGGAAGAGCGAAGGCTTTTGTGAAGCGATGCCATAAGCGATCCTCGTTGTTGCTCTTAGTCTACCAGGGGTAGGCACACTAAAACGACGCTTGAGACAGCCTGATGGCACAGACTTTTCCCACTTCTGCCCAGGTGATCTACAGCACTCTGGCAGCTGACACGAATCTAGCGGCTTTGCTAGGTACTTATACCTTTGCAGTTGGAAGCTCTTCCTCCGCGCTTTCTGTCGTCTCTCCAGGCGAGAACTTGCCGGCAACGCGGTCGGTGTCCGGTCTCGAGTGCGTGATCCACGATCTGGGCAACACGCAGCCCAAAAACTACGTTTCAAGCGCGGCCGACATGGTGGTGACTTGGCAGGTTTTCCTGATTGCCTGGGAGCCGGCAACCGGCGCCGACCTACAAGCCGCAACTGAGCTGATCTGCAGCAGGTTCGCAAACTCCTACAGCACTCAGACCGTTGCAGTCTCTGACGGCCTCGGTGCCTTGGTCCAAAACAAGATCGTCATCCGTTCCGACAGCCCAATTTTGAGCTGATTGGAAATCTAACTAATGAGAGGGGCTACCTCTCAGATAGTCCCTTTCGCGAAAACTGACTATGGCTAACTATTCTGCTGCCTTCGGGTACGACTGCTACCTCATTCCACTGGCTTCGGCTTCTGTGGACACCGCCTTCACCGGTGTTACCGGTGGCGTTGGTGACGGTACTGCCAACTTCGTCGACACCACCGCCCTTGTGGCTGCCGACGAGAAGGTCACCTACGCCGCTGGCGTGTTCTCCCTGGGTGCGACTCCCGCGGCTGAGCCGACCGACGGTACCATGAACCCCGTCAAGCTCCTCGGCCTGACTAATGCCTCCCTGGAGACTGACACCAACTCTGAAGAAGTCCTCACCTACGACGACGACCAGAAGGGTTACAATGTTTCGATCGCTACTTCCAAGTCCTGGTCCGTGAGCCTGGCTGGTGTGGCTGATTTCTCTGACGCTGGCTACCAGATCCTTCGCATCACCGAGCAGAACACCGTGGCTGACAGCCTCCGTGTTAAGTTCGCTCGCGTGGGCCCCACCGGCACTACTGAGACCGTCTACGGCTACGGCACCCTGACCGGCTACACCGAGTCTGTGGAAGCTGGCTCGATCGTGTCCTGGGAATGCACGCTGACCGGTTACGGCCCCTACGTCCTCGAAATCGACGAGAACGCTGGCAACTGATCCAGTCAAACAACCAACGGGCCCCGAAAGGGGCCTTTTTTAATGGCAAACTAAAACGACTTGTTGAGGACTGATGGCCGACAGTATTAGATACGACATCAAGATCAACAATCAGCAGGGCATCGACTCGCTCAACCAGCTTTGGGCGGAGGCGAGAAACGGGTCTGAGCAAGCAAAGTATGCGATCAACCAGAAGCTTGGCGGCACGGTCAAGACCGAGGTCGTCTTTGAAACGACGGTTGACGACAAAGGCATCAAGACGCTCCAGGCCGGGACCAAGGAAACCCTGACAGCGTTTGACAAGCTAAACAATAAACAAAAGCAGCTCAATAAAACGCAAGAAGGCTCTGTCACAAGTCTTCGCCAACAAGTCAACGCTGCCAAGCAGCTGCGTGACGGGATTGCCAAGGTTGCAACTAAGACCGATGAGGCGGCTGGCACTGTTGCGGGTAAACTGAATCCCGCTTGGGTGGCAGCTGACGGTCAAGTCAAGGCTCTGTCTGCATCATTGGCTCGCGCTAATGGTGACATCTTGGGAGTAGCCAAGGCACAGTTTCCAATCATCGGCAAAGTGTTAAGCTTGGGTAATGCCTTTACTCAGATAACGTTTATTGCCAAAGGAGTCATCGAAGTCTTCCAGGCAATCAACGCCGCTATCCAGCCGCTAATCAATCGAGCTAAGCAGATTGAGGGCTTAAACTTGTCGCTTAGCGCTTTTATCTCAAACCAAGGCGATGTTAACGCTGTTCTGGCCTCTGCGAAAGGCATCTCTCTTGAATACGGAACATCGCTGACTCAGATTGAGCGAGGATACAAGCGTATTGCGCCTGCCATTCTTGCGGCGGGCGGGTCGCTGGGTGACGTCGAGGCCGTGGTCGAGGGCTTGGCGGCTAAGACGGTACAGCTCGGCTTGAATACCGAACAGTCTGGTCGATACATTGAAGCCTTCGCTCAGGTTATGGGTAAAGGTAAGTTGCAGGCAGAAGAACTTAACCAGCAGTTCTCTGAACTTGACGGTGCTTTACGCTCCCAGGTTGCGCTTTACCTGGAGACTCAGTACGGAATCACCGACCTTAACAGTGCAATGCGGAATGGCGAGGTCACCGCCGGAAAGTTCCGTGAGGCTTTCATCTTTGCTGCCAAGAGTGCCAAGGAGCAGTTGAGCGGAGCGCTTGGTGAGATCCAGACCCGCCTTGACAAAATGAACGTTGCGCAAATCGAAAACGTTCGCGCCACCCTTAACACGATTAGCCTCGAGGGTTTGAATGCAACCTTTGACGGTTTCGGGCAGGCAATGCAGCGAGTCGCCACGACGACTACTCAGTTCTTTGCTGCTATTTCTACGAACCTACCCGGGATGTCCGAGGGTTTTGGCGCACTGTTTACGCTTGTCGGTCAATTTATCTCTGTTGTTTGGCAGGGGTTTCTGAATGGATTGTTTATTGCCATCAAGGCAGTTGATAAGTTGATCCTAGGCTTCGTTAGGCTCTTTGAAGCAATTCGCAACATTCCAGGTGTTGCCCAAGCTATTAACGTTATCTCCGCGGTCGGAGAAAGGCTTGGTGCCGACTTCCAGAAAGGGAGTGATGCAATTCTTGGCTTGGGTCAAAACGTTAGCATTGCCAAGGGCGGCTTTGACAACCTCCAGGTTAGTGCCGATCTCCTTAAGCAGCAGCTTGACGCTGGCGTAATTAGCTCAGGGCAGTACGAGCGTGGCTTGAATCAACTTTACGCAAACGCCACCAACAACTCTAAGACACTGCTCGGTGCGTTTGAGGCAGAGGAAGCAAAGCTCAAAGAACTGAAAGAGCAGATTGACGCAAAGTTTGAAGCAGAGAACGAAAAGATCAAGGAAAACATTGATCTCAAAAAAGAGGCCCTTCAGGATGAGAAAGATGCGCTCAAAGAGGTTACGGACAACCTTAAGGAGAATTACGAGGAGCGCCGCTCAGCAATTCAAGAAGAAATCGATGCAATTAAAGAAAAGTACGACCTTGAGCTTGAAAACGCATCACAGTTAACTTCTGCACAAAAGGAAGAAAAGCGTCTTCGTCGAGAAAAGCTAGAGGCTATCACCCGAAGCGCTGAAGCTTCCTACGAAGAAAAAGTACAGGCACAGGCTACGCTTGACCGCCTGGATCAGCAGATTGATCGTGCTAACATTAAGGCTCGTCGAGCTGAAGAGCTTAAGCAGAAAGAGAAAGAGCAGGCGGATCTTCGCAAGCAGTACGACGCAGACAAGAAGAAGGCAGAGGAGGAGTCTAAGCAGCGTCAAGACGCCATCACCAAAGCTTTGGAAAGGCTGGCAGATGAACTCAAAAGCAACGAACAGAAGCAAAAAGATTACAATACACAAATTGAGGAGTCAACTCGTTTGGTCGACGACCAAATTGATAGCCTTGGTGATATTCCTGGCTTACTGGATACTCAAATTGGAAAAGTCTACGATGCAAGAGACGCCTACTGGGAGGCCGCCGAGGCGGCTCAGGCCCTTGCGGATCAGATCATAAGAGCAGAACAAGCCCAAGGCAGTGGACCTCGACAGCGGAGAGCCAGCGGCGGCCCCGTTGCTGGTGGCCAGGTCTACACCGTTAATGAGTACGGCAAGGAAGGCTTCCTGTCGGCAAGCGGTAAGCTCAGCCAGATCAACGCTCCCTCCTGGGGTGACTGGAGGGCTCCTGGCGCCGGTACTGTTATTCCTGCGGACATCTTCGCAACCATGAAGGCCACCGGGGCTGCCGATACCGCCTCGCGTGCCGCTGGGGTCGTGTCTCGCGCTTCTGGCACCGGGGGAGACTTGCTTCGCGCCTTGCGCAACTACAGCTCCGGTGACAGCATCCAGAACAACGTGACCATCCAGGCCGCAAACACCACCCAGGCCGCAAGTGACATGTTGGTACAATTAACCAAGATCAAGCGTCGCCGCATCCGCTAATGTTCAACTTCGGAACCGCTGAAGACAACGCCAACCTGTTCCTCGACGGGGCTCTTTCCATGAAGGGGCCCCTTTTGCCCGACGTGCACGCCGACGAGATGTCGGTGCAGGATTTGCGGAATGCGCTGGCTTACGCGAGGATGGCCTATGAGGCCGCTCTGGACGCCGGTGCGGAGGATGGCACCCTAGACGTGCTTCTGGCCCGTCACGACGCCGTATTCGAGGCTCTCGCGGCCGTTGACGATATGTTCAGGGGCCGGGTACTGGGAACAGTGCCAGGAAGGATCATATGGCTGAGTGGCTACGACGAGGACAACATTGCAAAATATAAACTGCTGGCGAGTGGCGTGTCGCTAGAAGAGCTGTCGGCAAACTAATCCAGCCAGGCCCGCATTCTGATGTCGACGATAACAGTTTCATACACGCCAAACGCGGGGTCTCCGAACTACAGCTTTACGTTCTCTGAGTTCTCTGGAGCTGAGCTACCCAGGGCATACCAGGCTGGTGCGACTTTTAGTCAGTCAGCTAACGGTGCTTCAATTATTGCTGGAGCACCTTACCGTCAGAAGTATATCTGGGCGGTTTCGAGCCCGATGACCACGGCGGATGCTGCAAGCTTTGACGTCATGTTTCAGGCGTGGGACGCCGACCGCTCCAATGGCTTGGCAGCTGCGGTGACGGTTGAGGACTCGACCTTTGGTGGTACGGTCAATGGTTCTGCAATTTTTAGCACTAATCCAACTTATACTCGCATGAGCCCAACCCACATGATGGTCGCTTTCGGCCTGTCGGAGGTTTGATAGATGGCATACCTCGTTAATCAATCACGGCTCCATTCACTGACTATTGACGGCGTTAACTACACTGACTCTCTCATCAGCTGGACCTGCTCTGACTCTTCCGCGCAAAAGCAAGGCTTAATTGCTACGACTGGCACTCTTATCCTGGGTCAAAAGCCCGGCGGCTATAACGTCGAAGATTACGACAGGAATAATTTCAAGCGCGGCGTGCTTGTTGTCATTCGGATGAGTTATCCTAGCGGCACGGTAGCTACTCACCCGCGTGGCTGGCTGTATATCATCGGCACCAGCTACAACCCGCAGAGTAACCAGCTTGAGATTGAGCTTGGTTGCCGTTTGGCCCTAGCCGCGCTAACTGAAGAGATTGATGAGCTCATAGGTCTGGCCCCGATCCCGCTGGACGTTGCTCAGCGAACGTACTCCAACGTTTCTGCATCTTTCGCCTCAGCTGGAAAGTACCTGTTCCAGGACAATCAGGGCGACTTCGTGGTGGGCACCTTTTTCGGCGGCGACAGTACTGCTGGAGTAGACGCTGGTGAATGGGTTTCCGTTCTTGGTGTCACGGCTTTGAGTGCAGCTCCATTGGCCGGTACCCGACCTATCCCTGACCAAATTGAGCTTACCTACCAGGTTCCCGCCGACGATGTGGCCAGTGACCAAACTGGTAAGATTGACCTGACCGAGACTGAGTCTTACTACTACCTGACATACCCTGCTGTCGTTTACGAGCGCGTAAACGATGGGACATTAACCAGTATTACTGGAACCCAGACCGCAGTGGCCTCTACCGGTCAAACAAGCTCTTGCGGCAACACGCCAGATCAGCCCGACGACAACGGCACTCCCTCTTGCAACGAGGGCTATGAGACCAAGCAGACGCCTTTGATCTTACCCGCTTGGCGTTACGAAGACCGTCAAACTGAGTACAATGGCCCCGCTGGCCAGGTTTCGCGGGTTTACTCCGAAGTTCGTGGTCCGGCCCTAGAAGCCAACCAGCAGTACTTTGCGGATAAATTCGCTTATTGCCGTTACACCTGGGCTACTGCTTGCCAGCCTAACGGTGGATGTGAAACTGAGGGCATGAATGAAATTGTGCTAAGTTATACCGAGCAGTTGAATTACTACGGTGAGGCTAACGAGCTGGTCAAGACTGTGACGGACACTTACAATACGACTCTGTCTGGCGCTCAGCCTTTTAACTGGCGCTCTGGTGTCGTGAACGGTGTCGCCCAGGACTTTCAGACGCTGAGCTTAACTGAAATGTATCGCGTAAACAGAGTTATTACCGAGTACACTTACGCCAACAACTCCAACACTCAAGAAACTACTACCTATACTAGCATTACCGCTAGGGGCTCTGGGATTTCGGGTGACATTGATGCACTCAATGGTATTAAAACTTTCGAGCGTCGGATCTCGACCACGATTAGTACTAATCCATTGATTCCTGACATGGTGAATACTGCTACTACTGCAACGATTGATAAATTCCTCACCTTGCTACTGTACGAGGACATTTACACGGAGCCGCCCGAAGAGTCTGGTCCCTACATCGCCAAAGAATCTATCCCAGTCCCTTTGCTGTTTGACACACAGGAGGCCATCGATGATATTGTGGAAAAGTACTCAGCCTATATTAAGGCCTGGACCAAGGGCGAGGCCTACAGTATTCAGCTCGGTGAAGCCTTGCGCGAAGAGATTGCCGATGGCTGGAATCCTGGCCATCCATTTCGTTACTACGACTCCACCAAGGGCGTACTAATGGCTATGCGCATGGACGCATGTCAGTGGGGCGTAAGCGAAGAAGGATCTGTTGTTGTAACTAATGGTGTTTGGATTGGTACCTCTAACGGCACCGTAACCGTTCCTAGTAACACTATTGGCGGAGAGATACCCGAGGGCCCGCCTCCCGACCCTATTCTGCCTCCTTCTGTTAGCGAGGAAACTTCTGTTGACTCTGGTAGCTTTCTCTTCAATGTTGACGTTCATTTCATGACGCAGGCATTGATGACCTTCACCAATCCTGCCCCTCCGGTTCCCGCTCAGGAGACGGTTGAGATAAAGGAAGCCTTTACCTGCTTTGTTGGCGGGATCATTGTCACTGCTGGTGACGTGCTTGCTCTTGAGCCGAACGGTCAGATCCCCACTGATTACCTTGGGAACGTGATCACTACCAACGCGACTGTGGTCGATGCTGACATCTTTGCCTGATAGGAATCCTACGGACGACTCTGATGACGTGCTATGGCGATTGCTGCTAAAATCTCACCCGCCGAGCTAACGGCACAGGTTACGAACCGTTTTGTGGGCAAATACTACGAAGCGCGGCTGATTAACGCTCCTGGTACGAGCTACATCCCTGGCACGACCAGTGACGCTACGTTTTTGACCAATGAAGTTGTTGCCGGTACTGGCGGATATACTCGCCAAGTCATCTCTTATGCTGGCGGCGATGTAAGTGCCTACAGTGACGATGGTGTAGCATTGGCCACTAAGGCGACTGTTTTCGCGCACGACGGCGGCGGAACCGCGCTCTCCTTTTCTCATGTGGCTCTGGTGGAGGGTAACGGCAATATCACCGCACTGGCGGCCAACAGCGGAGCTCCCTCTGCTGGTGTTAATGGCACTTACACCGACCTGCCCGCGGTTACAGGTGGTTCTGGTGCTGGCTTGACCGTCGACCTGACGATCACCAACTCTGGTGCCGCCACTATCGATTACGCCTTGACGATCAAGCAGGCTGGCTACGGCTACGCTGCGTCTGACTCAATTCAGATCCAGGAAGCTGTCCTGGTTGCGGCCGGTGCGGTCGCCGCCTCCGCTGGAGACATTACGACGACCGTAAGCACCGTCTACAGCAGCTCTGAGCAACTTTTGTCGGTGGCTCAGACTCCGAACACCGTCAACCTTACCGGTGGTAACGAGACGGTCTTTTACTGGAATCTCAAGCAGTTCGGCTACTACTCAGTCTGATGGCACTCCTTGACGACATACTGCGAATTTCCGACGCTCAGCGCCTTGTCGACCTGGAGCGCATTGAGTCAAACCAGCTGATTGAGGGCGACTTCGAGGGCAGTGTGACTGGCCGCTGGGTTAAGCTTGACCCCACTGGTGCGGGTATTGTGGAGTACAAATCCAAGAACTACGTGACCAAGCCCATCGGCTTTACCTCTATACCTGCGGGTGCGGCCGTCGAATTGTCCTTCGCAAAGGGCGTGTACTACAGCAAGTGGTAAAATGGCAATCAATCCTTCCGCTATCGCAAGTCAGAGCATTCAGGATGCTCCCGTCTTTGCGGTAGAAATTTTATCGTCTCAGCCCAGCGCTGGTCAGGTTTTCACGCCATCCAGGCCGCCTGGCCAGTTAGTGGCTTGGTACAATGGTTCCACTAGCCGGTTTGAGTTGTATATTGTCAACGGTGCTGGTAACCGTTTTCTTAAAGTCGTCCAATGAGTATTGAGCCTGCCAGACTTGTTATCGGATCCGCTAAACGGGACGGAGTAGGCGGGCGGAAGGTTCTGCCTCCAGCTTGTGTAACTATATTTCCTGTCAACCCTGCAACGGTCTCTTCATACGCAATTCCGGGTGGTGCAGTTGAGTCCACCACCCCAAGCTGCGTCGGTCAAATTGCAGCACACCAAAATCCCAGCTATCCCAATCAGGTTGAGCTCTTTATTGCCGATACCTTATCGACCTGGAAGAAGGTGAATTTCGCTTCTTTGTTAATTGATGTCAATACGGGCAAGCCTTATGATCCTAACGCAGGGTTTTACAACCCCTTGGCATCCTAGTCCAGCTGACTTGCCGAAATGAGCTGGGGTAACTGGGGCTTTGGTGGTCGCACTACTCGTCAGCAGGCCGCTAGCGGCTTTCTAAATACTGGCAACTTTAATACGGCTTTTGGTGGTACCGCCTGCCGAGGCTCTCGAGACTGCGCATCTGGCTACGCCTGCGTGGGCGGTCGGTGCGTGCAAAAGAGTTCACAGCAGAGCTCGACTGGCGGCACTTGCGGAGAGGGCACTGGTGGTGGCGGTTGCGGCGGAAACAGCGTTCAGATTCGCGACCTTCAGACTGGCGCAATTCTTGCCTCGGGTGATGCGGTAAGCCAGCAAGGTACCGCAAACGGCACCGTCTACAAGTCCTTTGCTTGGACGCCCGTCTACGGGGACGACGGCTGCACCGTTACTGGCTGCTCCTTGACAGAGTGTGGCGGCAGTCTGGACAGCGACTGCCCCCAGGGTTCGCGTCAATGCCGTTATGATGCGTTTGGCACCGTGAATTGCTTTTGTGAGCCGCCCCCGCAGATTGGCTGCAGCACCTTTTGTACGGCCTATGGCGCCTCCACTGGCACGACTGCCGAGGGCTGTAACGGCCTGGTCTGCGACGAGTGCAGTTACTGCGACGAGCAGTTTGTGTCGGCTAGCGGTATTTGCAGACCCCTCCAGTCTGGAAGCCCATGTCATTGCAAAAATGAACCCATTCCCGACTGCCACAGGTGTGATGAGAATGGCACGGTTGTACCTGATTCAAGCAGCTGCCAGGAGTGCGTTACTATCTATAACTATGAATGCGAAAACTGCAGCGATGGAGAGACCATTAGCAAGACGTGCTGCCAGCCGCTCGGAACCGATGGCTTGTCACTGACGAACAAGTGCCAAGACTTGCTGGAGCAAGACTGTCAGAATCTTTGCCCGTCCTCTGGCCCTGGAGGGGCTCCGCAGGGCCCCTGCGAGGGTGACTGCGAACCTAAGACACTCTGCCAGCCAGGCAGCTGCCCTGATCTGCCTCCGAACGAGCCGGGTCATCGCAACACCGCCTCTGGATGTATCGAGGCGGGTGGCGAAGGTTGCCTGTTGTATTACGATTGCGACGTGAGCGGTGTGTCGTCAACGTGTAAAGAGCCCGACTGCAACTGCCATAATGACTGCCCCAACTGTCAGCTTTGCGGTGCTAATGGTAAATGCTCTCCCGATCCGAGCTGCTCCAGCTGAGACGGCATCTGCTGCCCAGGCGCCCCTGATGATCGCTGCCCTGAATAGCAATACTGCGGGGCCGACCCTTATGGCATTCGCCGACAACACATGCGACTGTCTCTCCCCCTGTCCTAGCGCCTCGTTCCCGACTTTTTTTGTCGAGCGTGATCACCGACAGGATCTGCATGAGTCTTTAGACCCTGGGTATCCTAGTCTAGCTTTCGTGTCGCCGTGGCAGTTTTTCCTGACAGGATTATCCTTAAAAACTCCACGGATGCCCAGGCTGCGATTGAGTCGGCCATCGGTTCTGGCGGAACGGATGAAATCCAGCAAGGCGAGTTGGTCATCGGCCGGGAGGCCGGTAAAGCGAAGATCTATACTGTCGACTCCACTGGGAACGTTGTCATTGTTGGCGGCGCTCAGTCTGTTGATGAGTTAACAGACGTTGACACCTCAACGACTGCTCCAACAGATGGTCAGGCGCTTGTATGGGTTAATGCCAACAATCAGTGGGAGCCAGGTAACGTAAGGGGCTCCGCTGGTCGAGGCGATGGCGGAGATCTTGACACGGAAACAGTGGGCTCAGGTTTTGCGTTTGGGATCTATGGCGGTGGGGACCTAGACACTACTACTGCAGACGACCCAGTCGAATTTACTGGTGGCGCAGATGGGGGAGAGATCACCTAGGAATACTAGCCTAGCTGAATTTGATCCGTGGCAGTACCTACTAACCGCGTACCAGTAAGAGTCGCTCGCGGCCTAAAGAGTGCACTGACCGCGAACCTGGGCGATCTACTTGAGGGCGAGCTGCTATACGCCAAGGACGAAGATAAGCTATACATGGTTGAAGGCGGCGCCCTTGTCGCTATGGGGGCAGACCTAACTGCTTCCTCTATCGGTGACCTGAGTGATGTTACGCTGACCTCCGCTACCACTGGCGAGGTTCTCCGCTACAACGGATCCGCCTGGGTGGATGCCCAGCTGGACTACTCCGACCTGTCTGGCACTCCCCCAGTGGACTCCGACGTCACGCAGGGTGGGTCTGGCTCCTCTGCCATCGACAACATCGTAACCATCTCTCAGGCAAACTACGACGCGTTGGGTACTCCTGACGCTAACACCGTTTACTTCATCGTCTAATGGGATACTCCGGAAGTTCTGCATTTGCTGGGGTTAAGGTTGGCTCTAGTGACGTATCCAAGATCTACGTTGGGTCTACTTTGGCGTGGGAACCAGCCCCCGCAGGATCAAGTGACACGGTCCTGCTTCACATGGATGGTGCAAACGGCGGTACGACGTTCACAGATAGCGGTGCTAATGGATACACGGTTAGCGTTGTTGGAGCGAACGTCCAAACCAGCACTACGCAGGTGAAGTTTGGCACTGCATCTGCCTATTTTAGCGCGTCTGCTGGCAACTATCTTTCAATCGCCAACGCCGCCGCCCTAGATATTGGCACTCAGGATTTCACCATGGACTGCTGGATTTACTTTACCGCAGCAATGGTATCTGGGTCGGTGAACATTGCTGGAATGGGAGATACAGCCGCCTCTGACCTGGCGTGGAGGGTGACATGGGACAGCTACTTTGCTTCTTTCTTGTTTAACTACAGCACCAACGGTACGAGCGCTACTACTATGTACTTTACAGGGACCCCAACGGGCGACGCCTGGAATCACGTTGCCGTAGTCAGGGCTTCAAATGTTATGAACCTATACCTGAATGGCACAAAAACAACGACAGTCGACCAGGCAAATTCAGCCGATTTCTTTGCTGGCCCAGACTTGTGGATTGGCAGCAAGGGTACGGCGAATGCTGGTTACCTTGACGAGTTTAGGTATGACGTCGGCACTGCTCACTATACGGCTAATTTCACGCCGCCAACAGCTCCGTACTGATAGGCATACTAGCCCAGCGTTTTCGTTGGGTATGGACATCGTCAAGGAGCTGAGTTGTGATGGGGTCCCCCCAACGGGCCCCGTTTCTGCGTGGCCAAAAAGCCGTCACAGGCAACTCGTGGCGACATCGCAGGCTGCCAACCCCAGACCAGTTCATGCCACTAAAGTCAACGCGGGTCTCGGCAAGATGGCCAGGGGTCTTGTCGGCAATGTTGGCCAAGCTATTGTAAATGGCAAGGTCTCGGAAGAGATTCGTAACGAGCGTTACGACACGTGCAAGAATTGCCCATTCTTTATTGAAGACAGCAAGCGTTGTTCTGAATGCGGCTGTTTCATGGAAGCCAAAACCTGGATTGGCGGCGACCCCAACGCGCTTTGTCCCAAGAAGAAATGGAGCCGCTGAGATGGCAGTCAAGCCAGCGGACATGGACAATTGCAGCATTAAGGAGAGATGCGTAGGTGGTGTTAACGACGGGGTGGCCTATGATCCGCAAAGCCCGTGCTATTCGGGACTCACTTTTGACGACTCCGCATGTGACTGCTTCACAGAGGCTAGCTACATCGGAGCATGGGGGTATAGTAACATGACTAACCTTAGGAGTGCTAGTTCCATTGTAGTAAATATCGAACCCTCTTATGACGGCCTTGGAAGGCTTAGGACATACACTGCTGGCGTTATAGAGCTCCCTTGTGAGGGGGGTAGTTCATTCGAAACCAATCCATGCGGGGAACAACCCTTATACAGTGGAGGGGTGACTATTACGCGACTCACCAACTGCACGGGGGGTGGCGCAACCGTTGGCAATCAGTATGTCTTTGCTTACGTAGATGGCGTTTTAGATAACGTGCTTTTCATGAATACAGCGGTGGGACTGGGTTGCGGCGCCGATGATGATTTCAGGTCGGGTGTAGTTGGGTGGTTCTACGGAGACACTGTGCAGGAGGTTGAAGACCAGCTCGACGCCTGGACTGGAGGTAGCGGCCCTCCTTCGTCTTCGTAGTAAACAGTCAATAGGCATACTACGGGCGTAATTTCAACGGGTGAGACGCCCGAGAAACCATGTCCGAAGAGAACAAAGCTCCCGAGATGGAAGCTCCGGTTGCAGCTAACGAAGTTGAGGCTAAGGCTCCCGCCACTGGCGAAGAGATGATGCCCCGCTCCGAGGCTGAGAACCTTCTCAAGGCCCTTAAGGCCGAACGCGATGCTCGTAAACAGTACGAGCGCGAACTCAAGGAGAGCAAGACTCATCTTGAGAAGTTCGCTGAGATCAACCCCGACGAGTACATGAAGCTGCAGCAGGAGGCCGCCGAGGCTGCCCGCTTGCAGGCTCAGTGGGGCGAAGCTCGCGACGCTATTGAGACCAAGTACTCCACTCAGGCTCAAGAGGCACGTAAAGAAGCTGATGCCGCCAAGGCTGCGTTGGCTGAGTACAAGAAGCGCACTGCCATGGAGAAGGTCTTCTTCGCCGCTGGTGGCCGCTCCGACGCTGCAGACGGCGTGTCGTTCTACGACATGTTCGCTCAGCAGATGCAAACCCGCTTCCGCCAGGAAGCCGATGGCTCGTTGACTGTAGTGGACGCCGCTGGCGATCCCCTGCTGGACAAAGAGTCTGGCAAGCGCATCACCCCTGAGGACTTTGTCTCTTCGTACAAGGTTCACCCGATCTACGGCACCTTTTTCAAGGGCGCCAAGGGTGCGGGCGCAGGTATCGGCTACGGCGGTACCGACACAAATGGTATGCCTGTTGAGGATCTGACTGGACTCTCCCCCGAGGAGCTTTTCCAGCGAGCCTTTAAGTGATACCAAGATAAGTTCACGTCCCGGGGGCTTTTGCCCCCATTTTTCTTAAATAGGTATCCTTCTTATAGAGCACCCGTACAGTAAGGCCGAGACGGCTGAGCTTGGAAGGGTGTCTGCGGATACCACGAGACGTGGACCGATTCACCAAACCTAGTTCATCCATTTTTTTGAGGATCTAACAATGGCACTTACTCTTCTGGAAGCCCAGAAGCATGCTCGCACCCCCCAGGAACTGGCGGTGGTGACCGAGCTTGCTGCTGGCCAGCTCATGTCTGCACTCCCCTTCCGCAACATTGAAGGCAACGGCCTTTTCTGGAAGCGTGAAGAAGCTCTTCCCGATGTGGGATTCCGTAACTACAACGGCGCCCTGGCTGAGAGCTATGCTGAAGTCAGCCAACAGTCCGAGAGCCTGAAGCTCTTCGGTGGCGACATCAAGGTTGACCGCGCTATCGTCGACCTCGAGGGCGCTGAGGCCAAGGCTTATCAAATCCAGTCCCGCGTCCGCGCAATGCGCATGGCTTGGGAAGCCCTGTTCATCAACGGCGACTCCAACCAGTCCCCCTCTGAGTTCGACGGCCTGGCCGCTCGTATCGCTTCTGGCTCCAGCCAGTATTTCCAGAACGGCACCGCTGGTGGTCAGGCCCTGGATCTGGGCACCCTCGATGAAGCCATCGATGCTGTGGACGCCCAAGGCGGCCGTAAGTATCTGGTCATGTCGAAGTCCGCTCGTCGCGCCCTGAGCCGTCAAGCTCGTACCAACACTCAGGTCGACATCGTTCGTACCGAGTTCGGTTACCAGCAGATGGTTTACGCCGGTCTGCCCGTGCTCGAGCTGGATCGCGACCACAAGAACGTTGCCATCCTCGACGCCACCCCTACCTCCCAGGACGCTTATGTCGTTGCCTTCGGTAACGAGCTCCTGACCGGCATCCAGAACGGCGGCGTTAACGTCCGCGAACTGGGTGAGTCCCACGCTCAGCCCCAGCTCATCACCCGTGTTGAGTGGTACTGCGGCCTGGCTCTGATCAACGGCCGTGCAGCTGCTCGGATCGCTGACTTCGACGCCACCATCAATCCTGGCGCCTGATCTAGCCTCCTAGATCTTCTGAGCCTCCTTCGGGGGGCTCTTTTTTTATGCTTGGCAATCTATAAAGTACACATGCCTTGATTACCATGGCTGCTCGCTCTACGGGCATGTTCCCCCGCGAAGGATTTAATCTCGACAACGCCTTCCAGATCTTCCCTGTTGAAGCTGACGCTCCCGTCAACCTGGGGTCTGTTCGCTCTTTCCGTGTTGTTATCGCTGGCCTCCAGGAAGTTGCTGCAACCGTGGACGGCGGTGCAGGTACCTTTGCTTACGAGATCGGCGGCAAAACCCATAGCTTTGCTATCGACGATCTCCTGGCTGCTACTGACGCAAACGGCGTCTTCGTTGCGCACCACCGCGGATACGGTCTTCCCTCTCCGACTCCCTGCTCTTACACGCTGACTCCTGGTGCCGATAACGGCGGTACTGGCCAGTCCTTGACTTTCGAGTTCATCGGAATCGAGCTTGTCGACGGCCCTGCCCGCTGATTGGCATAATAAGGTAGCTAGCCGCGCCACAACTCTGCGGGGCGGGCTACCTCTCACCTAACACTTCTGGAGTTTTTCCAATGGCTGCACGTTCTACTGGCCTTTTCCCTCGCGAAGGTTTTAACCTCGACGATAGCTGCAAAATCACCGCTACCGCCACCGGCACCGACGCTCCCATCACCCTGACCGCTGCCAAGACCATCCGCATCGTCGTGGTCGGCGCTTCCGGCATCGATGACGCTGGCACCAACAAGATCACCGTGACCCTCGGCGGTCAGGCTGTGGACTTCAACCTGGCTGACCTCGATGCTAACGGCGTGGGCATCGCTCATGTCCGCGGCGCTCTGTGTGACGCAGACGACAATGATGCGTTCTACACCCTGGGTGGCACTGCTGCCATCGCTGGTGGCGTCTACCTGGAGCTGGTTGACGGCCCGCGCCGATAGATCCAGCCTGGTAAACTGAATACAGTCAAGGGGCCTCTGAGCCCCTTTTCTGGAACCGCTCATTAGCGACAATGCCTTTTATCCCCGTCCCTCTCGACTGGATCAACGAACACCTTGAGCTTGCCCCAGAACTGGGCAGCGGCTTGCGGTGGAAAAAAGCGCCCGCTAGCAACAAAAAATACATGCTGGGTCGGATGGCGGGCTCCCATGGACAGAAGGGCTACTGGAAGATCCGCATTCAAGGCAAGGACTACAGGTGCCATCGCATTGTATGGGCGCTGGCAAACCAGAAAGACCCTCATCTGACTGTCGATCATGAAAATATGGACAGGGATGACAATGCCCCATCCAACCTCCGATTGGCCGATGCGTACCTTCAAAACCAAAATCAGAGATGGCGTGGTGGCAGCTCTCAATACCCAGGAGTTACTCTATTGTCTTCGGGTCGCTGGATGGCTCAATACCATGTCCCAGGATCTGGTCGGGGAGGCAGGAAGAGGTACCTAGGGACATTCCGCACCGAGGAGGAGGCCTGGAAAGCTATCCAAAAAGACCGCCGCCGCTGATCTCTCTGACAACTGAATAGGAAAGCTAAGGGGTCTTTACGGCCCCTTTTTTTTCATGGCGCACCTTGAGAAGATGCCGACCTACTTCGTCAAGGGCGAGGAGCGTCGTGCAGCATATTACACCGTTCAAGCCCGCGAGCTGCTGGCAAAAGGCTTTGTTGAAGAAGGCGCTGAGCCCAACAAGCCGATCAAGGCTCACGAGCCCAAGCCTGTTCCCGAGACCCTGGTTGAGGTCGGAGTGGATGCGTTCGAGCCCGATGCCATCAAAGCCGAAGGTAGTGAGGACAACCTTGAGGAGATGACCAAGGCTGAGCTGCTGGCATTCGCCATGGAGCGCGGTGTGGATCTGCCTAACAACGACCGCAAAGCCGACATCCTCGCCGAGTGCCGTAAGCTTCTGTGAGGGGAGGCTAATAAACCCTGAACAGAGAATAATTATGTTGGGTATCCTAGCATTGCTGGGGTGCCCCTTTTAATGTTATGGATGTTACATACACTGTAGGTCCTCGGTACATCGACGGGATCAATATCGACGCCGACGCAGATGCGGGCATGGCTATCGTGACCGAGGTTGATATCGCCGACCCCGTAACTGATCTCAAGGGCAGGGGCTACGAGCCTGGCCAGAAGAATCTCGACGGCTCAGACCTATGACCCGCAAGCGCTGCAAAACATGCCTCGCCCCCAGTTGCGCAAGCATTAGCAACTGCCGGAAGGAAGTGCGCTTTTACCTGGCCGCGTATGGTGCCAGCATGTTCCTGGCTGGCATGGCAACATTCATGTTCGCCCTGTGCGCTCGGTCTCCCGAACACTTGCATCAGCTTGGTGTTATGTTTGGCATGGAACCAGCTAAAAACGAGCATGTTGACGGTAAGCTAAAAGTAGATGCCTCATCGTCTCCGTGCCTGAATACCTTCTCGCTGCGATGACTGCGGCACTCCTAGGCTGGGGCGGCTTCACTTGGCGAAAAGCTGAGGATGCAATGATTGCTGCCAGGCGTTCTTTGGATGTAGTTGCTAAGGTAGAATTGAAGCTGGCTGAAGAGTACGTTACAAAGAAGGATTTTGAACTTGCTTTCGACCGCCTCTTCACGACGCTAGGCCGCTTCGAGGAGAAACTTGATTACCACGTCTACGCCCAGGACGCCACCATCCGTCGGCTTAGAGGTAAGTTAAGAAAGCACACTGGCGAGGAGGACTGAAGATGGCTGCTAGGAAACGCAAGACTGCCGACTTTTACAAGTCCAACCCAGAAGCCTACAAAAAGAAACTAGCCTACGACAAAAAACGTAACGCTAAGCCTGCTCGTAAGAAGTATCGCGCAGAGCTTGCCAAGGAGCGCCGTGCTCGCGGAATCATGGGCCAAGGCGGTCCCGACGTTAGCCATGCCAAGGGTGGCAAGTTCAAGTTGGAGAACGCCTCCAAGAATCGCGCTCGCAACGGCCACGGCAACAACGGTCGACTGGCTAGTGGCGGATCTGCTCGCAAGTCTAAGCCTGGCTACAAGCCCCGCAAGAAGAAGTAATGCCACTACCCCTTTCCATCGCACAGCAAACCAATGGCCGAAAGCAAAAAGCGCAAAAAGGGTCCAAGCCTAAGCGTGGGCAGGGGCGAAAAGCTCAGCGTAAAGCGGGGCGGCGGACTAACAGCAAAAGGTCGCAAGCGTTACAATCGCGCCACCGGTAGCAACCTGAAGGCTCCCGTGACTGGGAAGGTCGAACCTGGCAGTAAGGCGGCCAAGCGTCGCAAGTCCTTCTGTGCTCGCAGCAGAGGCTGGACCGGACCTCGCGGCAAGGCAGCACGTCGACGCTGGAAGTGCTAACCCCTATACTGGGGGCATGAAACCATACGAAAAAGACTACACCGACAGGTCCCGTGACATTGCAAACGGGCTTTTCCTGTCTGGCTACATCCTCCTCATGGGGGATATTGGCCTGTTTGGGGCCGGGCTCTACCTTCTGGGTGAGTGCTTCCTGACCCCGCACACGATCCGCACCCGCTCCTGGTCCACCCTGTTTGCGAGCGTCGTCTTCGCTATCGCCTCAATCTACAAGATCGTCAAGACCTTGTTCTTCTAGGCCCACGGCCAGCCCAGTTCTATGTCCCCCTTCCAGGCATCGTCTGTGAGGGGGATTTGTTTTGCGTAGGTACTGAAGACCTCGAACATGGTCTCGGTGCTTAGACCGCACTGCTTGGCTGCGCTTGGTACATTGCTCTTGCCACGAAACAGCAGGTCACAGGCCTGTCTCGTTGTCATCTTCATGCCAGGGCGCCCTCAGTCGTAGTTCTGTTTCTGTTTCTGTGTAGATGGGATCATCCACCCCGGAAGGTTGCCGAAGCTCCTTTATTTGACGATCCACGTCGGCCATCGTTTTTGCCGTCTTCCAATTCACCCAGTGCTCGAACCAGTTGTCGTGGATTTTTACGAGCCATTCGACCGTGTTGAAGAAACCGTGCTCCCAGAGGATGCGAATAATATCGACGACCAGGGCCTGTAGCGATCTGACGTCAGGCATAAAAAAAGGGCCCGGAGGCCCTTATTGTTCCAATCACTCAGGCTTTTGGGGCTTGGGGAAGACCTTGATCAGGGCGGCGACAATCGCTTGAACCAGACCGTTCTGAGGGATGGGCAGGAAGGGAAGCACTTCGGAGGCCACGAAGAGAGCCAGGCCGATGGCAGCAATGGGTTCCATATCGAATAAGGAGTACTCGCCGTAGAATACCAATCGGAAAACTACCTCGAGCGCTTCTAGGTCATGATCTACTCGTCTGCCGATATTGCAAGAGTCCTCGGCAGCGACGTCATGATCCGCCAAGGCGGTCGCATATCCATCGTTGATGGCAAGCCTGGTCTTGGCTATGATGAGTACGTTTACATATACATCGACAAGTATCCCACAGTCGAGGACTTCCAGGCGACCTGGAAGATCTGGGTGGTTGACGGCGGCTCGGATATTGCCGACCTGGTCCTCAATGCCATAACCGTCCTGCTGCCCAAGTTCGACTTCAAGGGCGACCATTACACAACGACCGACTTTGCGAGCGAGAAGACTGTAATCAAAACTCAGGCTGAAATTGAGCTTGAAGAGACCAGAGCCGAACGCGAGAGGCTCCAGAAAGACTTCAGTGGCCTCCAGGAGGGCCTACAAGCCCGTTTGTCTACTGTTCGCGACGGCAGAGACGGCATAGACGGCAGAGACGGCATAGACGGGCGTGACGGCAAGGATGGTCGAGACGGCAAAGACGGTCGCGACATAGATGCCACCGAGACGGATCTCGAGGACCTGCGGAACGTAGAAGAGGGGATCGTCAAGGAAAGGGGGCAGGTGCTTACCTGGGACGGCGCAAGGTGGACTAACCTGTTTGTTCCCCAGGTGCTCTCCTCTGGCGGCGGGGGCGAAACCCAGACTGCGGCGGCAAGCGATGCCGTTAGCGCGACGGTTCAATGGAAGTACCACGTTGAGGAGCCTGGCGTCGAGCCGCATGCTGGAGACTTCCACACCGATTCTCAGGATGGAGAACTGGTCACGAAGATCCACGTCAGCACCCTGACCAACAGGGGTAACGACATCAGCGTGCTGATCAGTGACCTGCTCACCCAGGGCTATGATCGCCTGTACGTAGCGCAATCGGCCGACCTGTCGCAGGCTCACCTGTACCA